CCTTATACGCAAGGAGGAAATGCAATGCCTAATGTAATGGGACGCGAATTTCCGTACACGCCGGAAGGCATGGCGGCAGCGCAGCAATATAAACAAGCCATTGGAATGCGCGACGGCGGCATGATGGGCTTTCGCCCCATTGGAATGCAGGCGGGCGGCATTGCAGAGGATGATAAAGCAGCTACTATGGAAACCTACCTTAGTTTTCAGGAGGCCTTGGAGAACAAGTCGTCTCCAACAGAATTGAACAAGTTCATCTACGATAACCTGTCTGCCCTTAAAACCATGGCGCTAGGGAATTCCGCCCGCGCTGCGCAACTCGCCGATGTGATGAAGCAGTCAGGGTTCGAGGGGTACATGCGTAATATTATACAGGGCGCAGGGCAGGTGTCCGACGAGCAGGTCGGCAACGTTGGCCGTATGGGCTTCCCTGCCTACAGCCCACAACGTTCGCCACCTGCGCAAATGCAGGAGCTTCCCGAGGACGTGGGTATGGCCGCACAAGATTATACCCAACCGCAGGTCAGCACATTTGAACCTTCTGAAAACGTTGGCCGTATGGGTGGCCCCCTTGTCGCCACCGGAATGGGTGCTAGGGCCGCAGAGTCGATGGATGACATTGGAATGAACCGAGGCGGTCTCATGTCACTGAGGCGTAGGTAAATATGGCTAGAAACCCTCTTCCTCGCAGTAATTTCGGTACGGCCTCCCTTGTAGAGCGCCGCAACGACATACCGCCAGTAGATTTGGAGGCCGGTCCGGACGCCGAGGTCCTGCTGGATGACACCAGCATCATAGAGACACCCGACCTTAGTATTGAACTGGAGGACGACGGTGGCGTGGTCGTGGACTTTGATCCGTTTGCAGGTCGCCCGGAGGGGGGTGGCTTTTACGATAACCTCGTGGAAGAACTGGCCGACAACGTTGCGACGAGAATTGCCACTGATCTACTGGATCAGTACGAGGCCAACAAGGATGGCCGCAAGGATTGGGAAGAGACGTATCGCACGGGCCTTGAGCTTCTTGGCTTCAAGTATGAGGAGCGCTCGGAACCTTTCCGGGGCGCTGCCGGTGTGACGCATCCTCTTCTTGCAGAAGCGGTGACCCAGTTTCAGGCGCAGGCTTTCGGTGAGCTTCTCCCTGCCGGGGGGCCTGTAAACACGCAGGTTCTTGGAAAGGCCACTCCGGAAATAGAGGAGCAGGCCGAGCGCGTCCGCATGTACATGAACTATCAGATTACATCTGTGATGAAGGAGTACACTCCTGAGTTCGATCAGATGCTGTTCTACCTTCCGCTTGCAGGTTCCACGTTCAAGAAGGTGTATTACGACGAGTTCCTTGGGCGGGCGGTAAGCAGGTTTGTCCCCGCGGAGCAACTCGTTGTGCCGTATACCGCGACGGATCTGGAGACCGCAGAGAATGTGACACATGTCATCCAGATTTCCGAAAACGAGCTTCGCAAGAAACAGGTTGGCGGGTTCTATGCCGACATAGAGGTTTCCGCATCTCAGTCGGATCCCTCCGAAGTCCGTGAGGAGATGGACGACATCTCCGGCATTGAGCCCAGCCGGCTGGACACTGAAGTAACGCTTCTGGAGTGCCATGTAGACTTGGATCTTGAAGGGTTTGAGGACGCAGGAGAAGACGGAGAGCCGACGGGCATCAAGCTTCCGTATGTTGTTACGGTATCCGAGGACAACGGCAAGGTTCTCAGTATTCGTCGTAACTACAAGGAGGACGACGAGAACCGGACCAAGAACCAGTACTTCGTTCACTTCAAGTTCCTTCCCGGCTTTGGCTTCTACGGCCTTGGTTTGATCCACATGATTGGCGGATTAAGCCGCACGGCCACCGCAGCATTGCGCCAGCTTATTGATGCAGGGACCTTGTCCAACCTTCCGGCGGGATTCAAAACCCGAGGCCTCCGCATACGCAACGACGACGAACCTTTGTCACCGGGCGAGTTCCGCGATGTGGATTCACCGGGTGGCGCTATCCGGGACTCTTTGATGCTGCTTCCGTACAAGGGTGCGGACCAGACGCTGTTCCAGTTAATGGGTTTCTGCGTGGAGGCCGGTCAGCGCTTTGCGGCGGTTTCCAATTTGCAGGTAGGCGACGGCAACCAGCAGGCTGCGGTAGGGACCACCATTGCAATGCTGGAGCAGGGTGCAAAGGTGATGTCCGCCATTCATAAGCGGATGCACTACGCCCAGAAAGACGAGTTTTCACTCCTCGCCAAGGTGTTTGGGGAATCCCTGCCGCCAGAGTACCCCTATAATGTAGTGGGCGCGGAGCGGACGATAAAAGCCGAGGATTTTGATGACCGGGTGGATGTCATACCTGTGTCAGACCCCAACATTTTCTCCATGTCGCAAAGGGTCACCCTCGCGCAAACGGAGTTGCAGTTGGCACAAGCGGCCCCGGATCTTCATAATATGTATGAAGCATTTCGCCGCATGTATAAGGCGATAGGTGTCAAAGACGTAGATGCGATCTTGAAGGTTGTGGACCAGGAAGAAGAGACCCCAAAGGATCCGGCGGTTGAAAACTCCGAAGCGCTGGAAAACGTGACGTTAAAGGTGTTTCAGGGACAGAACCACAAGGCTCATATAACGGCTCATCTTATATTTGGCTCGTCTCCCATTGTTGGGCAACTTCCTGCTATTGCGATGGCCTTGCAGAAGCACATCATGGAGCATGTCTCTGTTCAGGCCAAGGAACAGATTGCGGTCCAGATGATTCAGCAGCTTCAGGGTCAGGCTCCCACTGAGGAGCAGGGTCTTGAGATAGAGTCCATGGTTGCTGAGTCTATCGCGCAGGGTATGCAAGAAGTAAAGGCTATGAGCGCCGAAATAAGCGGGGGAGGCGAGGAGCCGGATCCTCTTATTGCTTTGAAACAGCAGGATCTGGAGATGCGGGCCAAGCAGGATGCAGCAGAAAACCAGCAGGATCAGGCAAGACTTGCATTGGACCAGCAGAAGGCGCAGGCAAGCACGAAGCTTGGCATGGAGAGGATACAGTCACAGGAAGAGATCGTGGCTGCACGTATACAGGCCGCTCGCGAACGCGAGATAATGAAACAGCGAGATCAATAGGAGATTCTTATGGCAGAGAAAAAGGGTTCGGTTGGCGTTGTCCGCAAGGGCATCGTGGTAAAGGATCAAGGGTACGTTCCTTACAACGACGGAGAAGTAGAGAAAACGCCTGACGTTGCGAAAGCTTCCGTGGTTACGGGTAAGAACCGGGGCATGGGAGAGGCTCTTCGCGGCGGTACGTTTAAAATTTGTTGAGGAAGGATCAAAGTAATGAACTGGATCACAAGTAGACTTAAAGAGCCTTCCAGCTATGCGGCACTTGGCGGTGCCATAGTTGGAGTAGGTGTTTTGATTTCCCAGCCGATTGTTATCATCGTCGGCGTTGTGGGCGGCGCGCTTGGCTTCCTGCTGAAGGAAAAAGGCGTTATTTGACCATGTTTCGGAGGATAGGACTGGCTGCGCTTGCGGTGGTTCTATCTACCGGTCCCGCAAGTGCAACAGACACGGTCACGACGAACACGACGATAGGCAACACGGTAAGTACCTCGTCAAATACCGTATCGAGTAGTTCTAACACCGTGTCGAGCAGTTCCAACACGGTATCATCCAACACCACAGGCACCAATACAGTTATTGACAAGAAGACGACTGCGGCGACGGCCAGCAGCCCCTCGGTAATTGTGAATAATTCTGATGTATGCGTGACAGGCGTCAGCGGTGCTGTGCAGACCTCTTTGTTTGGTGTGTCCGGTGGCGGCACGGTACGGGACAAGAATTGCGAGATTTTGAAGCTGTCTCGCACTCTGTATGGTGCGGGGCTGAAAGTCGCAGCGGTGTCTCTCCTGTGTCAGGACGCCCGCGTATTCGACGCCATGATGTCGGCGGGGACGCCGTGCCCGTTTGATGGAAAGATAGGAACACAGGCCAAGAAGAGTTGGGTTGAAAACCCCTCCGAAGCGCCAGAGGGTACCAAGCTGCGGCGGGACGCCCGTAAAAAGGCGGAAGCGATAGAGGCGGCGAAAGCGGCGGAAGAAGCTGCCAAGGAACCTGTCGACGATTCCGGTGAGTATCCAGAATGAAGGCACTATCCTCTCTACTCCTGATCGGTCTGCTTTGTTTCCCGGCCTCTGCCGAGGAACGCACGACCGGGAACCTTGCACCGGGGATGGAAGATTTCACAACATCAGGCGGCACTTCGTTTGGTACTGGTCACGGGTGTAGCAGTGGCGCGTATTGCACCTCTGGAACAACGGGGGGCGGAGGCACCTATACGTCCAGTTTTGATGTGCCATTGACCGAGGCCGAGCTTAACCAAGGGTTTACACTGAATTCCGCCATAACGGTCCATAGTCATTCAAGCAACGCCCAGCTTTCCACCTGTGCGGACGGTGTACTGCAGTCTGGCGACTGCCGCGACATCTTCACGCTGACGGTTACGCTTCAGGATGCCGGTACAACGGTCGAGACCTTCACCCACGAGGAGGAGATGGACTTTGCGGGCCTTCAGGATTTTACGTTCACGGATACTGTCGCGACCAATAGTTACGGCACGTTGACAGGCATTCTGGAGCTTTTCGGAATTGACG